TTTGTTGACGCGGCGGGTACGGTGCTGGTGAGACGAGCGATCAGCAACGCGAGGAGGCTGCATCGTGGCAAAGCGCACGGATGAGCGCGGGTGGACTGGCCTCGACGACGTTGACTACGAGGAAGACACGGACGGTGCCAACCCGATGCCGGATGACGACGGCAACATAGTTCTACATCGCAAGGAGGCGGCAGATGCAGCGAGGGGACGCGATAACGCGAAAGGCCGAGCGGCTCGCAAAACTCCATCCCGAGGCCCCCGCGCAAACGCTCGCAAGGCGACTCGTAAAGGAAAGTAACGGGGCGATCACGCTGCACCAGGCACGAATGCGGATGCAGCGTCAGTTCGGGCAACACGGTGCGAAGAACCGCAAGACGCAGAAGCCTACGGTCCCGCGTCCCCCGCGAGAAGCCGGCGAGATCCTCGCCATGCCGAAGTCGATGGCCGAGCCGTGGACGCCGCATGTGATGAAGGTCACCGGCCCAATCGGCATCCTGTCCGACGTGCATGTGCCGTATCACTCTGAGGTCGCGGTCGCTGCCGCCGTCGGTCACCTCAAAGAGCAGGGCTTGTCTGGGCTACTTTTGAACGGCGACATAGCGGACTTCTACGCGATCAGCCGCTACATGAAAGACCCGGCGAAGCGTGACTTCAAGGGCGAGTTGGAAGCCGTCCGCGGGTTCCTCGGCTGGCTGCGGCAGGAGTTTCCCGGCATCCCGATCGTCTACAAGGCCGGCAACCATGAGGAGCGGTGGCAGCACTGGCTCTGGCAGCACGCATCCGAGATCAGCGACGACCGACGCATGAGCCTGACGGCGTGGCTCGACCTAGCCAAACTCGACATCGAACTCGTCGAGGACCAGCGTCCGGTCATGCTGGGGAAGTTGCCCGTGCTGCACGGCCATGAACTGCCGAAGGGGATGGCGGCTCCTGTCAACGTCGCTCGAGGTGCGTGGATGCGGACGCTATCGACGTGCCTGGTGGGCCATTCCCACCGCACGAGCAACCACGCCGAGTCGGACATGTGGCACAAGGAAACGGCGTGCTGGAGCACTGGATGCCTGTGCGACCTGCGGCCCGAATTTTCTGTCATCAATCGCTGGAACCACGGATTCGCCGTGGCGACCGTCCACAAGGGCGGGCAGTTCGACGTTCACAACTACCGCGTGATGCAAGACGGCACGGTCCGATCGGCTTGACCACGGGCATAGGCTGCGGACTCACCCCGAGGGACCAAGCATGACGACCACGACACTCGAAGAATCCAACGCCGCACTACGGGCAGCCGTCCGCGAGCGGCTCGACGCCACGCCAGCCGATGATTACAAGGTGGCGCCGCGGGCGACAGAACCTAGGCACATTGTCGCAAGTACCGAGGAATCGCAACACGTCACGCTGGGCTATGACGCGGCGACGATGAAGGCCGCAGCGGATCACATCGAAGCCGCCCGCGAGTCCTACGCACTGCGTGGCGACTCGGTCCTGAGCGAGACCTACGCCGAGTGGGAACCGGGGTTCCGACCTGTCACGCCGGCAGAGCAGACGCTGCGGGACGCGATCGCCACGATCCGAGACCGGCACGGCAAGTACGGGCCACCTACGGAGCACTTCCAGAGGACCGCCTCGCTGGTGAACGCGGCGTTCGGGACGACGTTCACGCCTGCCGACTGGGCTCTCGTCATGGTGCTCGACAAGATCGCCCGCCAGCTGGGCACGGGCCAGGCGACCGACGACGCTGCCATCGATATCGCGGGGTACGCGGCCTGCCACCAGGAGTGCCGACGTGCCTGAACCACTCACCGACGCCTACCTAGCCCAGTGCGAGCAGGACGCCCGCCGGTTCAGCGGTGCGTACACGGGAACCTCGGGCACGCTCGCGGCCCACGTCTTGCGGCTGCTGGCGGAGTTGAGCCGGGTCAAGGGGACGCTCGCCGTTGAGCGAGCGAGGCGTGAACAGCACACCTGCCGCTGGGGCGACGACCCGAGTGGGCCTTACGTCTCGGACGAATTCCTCGGCGGCCTGCGGGCTGATGGCAACGAGTGCTGGCCGGATAGATGAGGGGGTAGGACGCATGATTGGTCTGTACGTCGTCTCGGCGTGGCTCGCCGCCGACGTTGCCACGGGCATCGTTCATTGGTGGGAGGACCGCTATGGCGACCCCGCGTGGCCGGTGCTGGGGCGGCACGTCGTCGCGCCGAACATCCGGCACCACTCCGAGCCGCGGGCTTTTCTGGCCGGCGGCTACTGGCAACGCAACTGGACTACGATTCTGCCCGCGGCCGCCGTATCGCTCGTCGCCCTGGCGGCGGGGCAGCACTGGCTCGCCCTTGTGGCTACGTTCTCCAGCCAGGCCAACGAGGTTCACGGGTGGGCACACCAGCGATGCTCACGCCCGATACGGGGGCTGCAACTCATCGGCCTGCTGTCGTCGCCAGACGGGCATGCGGTCCACCATCAATCGCCGTTCAGTACGGACTTCTGCGTCATGAGCGACTTGATGAATCCGGTGCTTTCGGCGGTCGGATTCTGGCGCCGGCTCGAGCAAGTCGCGGGCTTGGCGGGCGTGCATCCGAGAGCGGAGCGAGAGACTGCTTGACCGGGCGGCGGGTCGATGGCGACGACGTGTCCTCCTCCACGTTGCCGCCTCCCCGCTTGCTCGGTCACGCTGCCGGTCTACCCCCGTCCTTCGGCGGCCCTTCAAGGTCCAGCGGCGGCAGGAGTTCGTGAGGTTTTGGCCCGCGTTCGGCCATCCTGGGGTCGAGATACCAGCGTTTTGTAACGCTCGGATTGGCGTGTCCAGCGAATGCCACGGGATCACCGCCGGCTGCGGCAATCTGTGAAATAGCCGTCCTTCTGATTTGGTGCCAAGCAACCCGCTTTCCGTCAAGCCCGGCGGCTTTCAAGACGGCCTTAAGCCGGCAGTAGACGTGCGTCGGCTCTTGGTGCCACGGCAAAAGCCGAGGATCTCCGTGGGCGACAATGCGATCTAGGCGGTGGCACAGGCCTGGCGACAAGTGGTAGACCCGCCCGCGGCGACCGCCCTTCCTGGCCTCCGGCTGCACCATGAGCGTGGGGCGACGGTAGTCTGCGGCCGGCGTGGCGAGTAGGGCACCGATTCGCTCGCCGGTCTCGTAAGCCAGTTGGATCGTAGCCGGGAACCACTCTGAGGCCGCTATTGGCCCCACCATGCCCTTTGCTTTGCCGGCGGCTGCGAATAGCCGTTGAAGCTCCTCGGCCGTCCAGGCGGTCGGTATGCGGTCTGGCAGGATTCCTGGCGGGCAGGTCGGCATGCGATCCAGTCCTGGGACACGGCGGTCCCATGCCAGCCTGGCGATGGCAAGCAGCTGCGACCGCTCCTTCTCGGCGGTGTACGGCGAGCGAGTTGAGGCCCGGTGTTCGAGATACCTGGCTAGGAGAAGCTCGTCAAGGTGGTCGATTCGCCCTTCGTCGGCGATCTTCTCGGCCGCCAGCCAGCGGTCAAACTGCGTGAACAGGTTGTCGTAAAGCCTGGCAGTGTTGACCGACCGCCCCCGAAGCCGCAACGGGCGGTACACCGTCTTGAAAAATTCGCGTAGCGTCATGGCAGCGCCCCCCCTAAGTCGCGCTTTCATGCGGTGCTGAATCCGTGCAACCGACGCGGCCACAGAAGACGCGAGTACTGTACGGATTGCCATGCCGCCAATACACTAGCAAATCCCCCAATCCTGTCCCCGCCATTCTGATTTCCGAATCCCGGTCGCCTGATTGACCCTACGCGGCGGCAGGCTGCCGGGCAAATTAGGGAGGTCGAAGGTGCAGGTTGGTTGACTAACTACCGCTTGGGCGTAGTATTGGGGCAATGATCGCAATGTCGCAGAAAATCGACGGCGGCGAATACCTCACCGTGGCGGAAGCCGTGGACGTGATGGGCTGCACTGAGGGCTGGATCCGCCATCTCCTCGGCGAAGGCAAGCTGGCTGGTGCTCGACGCTTTGGAAAGCGGATCTGGCTCATCCCGGCGCAGGCCGCCAAGGCCGCCACTGCGGACCTGAGCACCCGGTCGGTCGGCAAGAAGCATCTCGCCAAGCGGCCGGCGTCTAGCCGGGCCAAGCCGAAGAAGGCCGCCGCTCGCCGGAAGTAGCGTTTCCCCCGGCGAAACCGCACCCAAAAAAATCTTTACTCACCCCCTTGCAACCCAACTGACGATAGCCTATAGTACCCCCATGCGAGCGAATGAGACTCGCAGGACACGAACCGGAGACGAAACGATGAACGCCGCCTGCACCATCACCGAGCCCACCGAAGACATGAAGGCTTTCCTCAAGCTGGTTGAGGATCCTCGCGGTTGGAAGTATCCGGTCACGCCAATCTGCTGCTCAACCAAGAAGTTTGCCGACCAGGTCGCTGCGGCAATGGATTTCTACTACGGCGGGCATGAGACGACTGCCGGCCGCACCACTGGCGGCAAAAAGGTGTGGCTGGTTGGCAGCAAGGGCTACTACCACTACGTCGGATCCTGAGTCAACCAACAAAGGTGGGCCCACCCGGCCTGCCGACAGCTGCGAAACGGGTGGCAATCGCACACAGGATTCTCAGGCCAAGGAGGGCCACGCAATGCACCGCATCTCGCAACTCATGCCCGCACTCGTCCTCGTCCGCATCGGCCAGGAACTCGGCACCGACTCGCCGGCCGCTCGAGCCGTTCACGACTTGCTCGAGCTTCTGGCCAGCCTGGCCGGCATTTTCCCCCGTTGACACTCTGACCAACTGACGATACACCATAGCCCAACTGACGATATCCAAACTGGACCGCTTGACCTTGACCTGATCGTTCGTACACTAACCCGCCACACGAAGGAGACCCCCACCATGGACCCGCATCACAGCGAGTACGTCGCCGCCGTCGCTGCCATGCCAGAGCACACGGTATCGGGCGGCACGACTCGGCTCATCGACGGCAAGCTGGTCACGACCTACGCGGTCGGCGACCGAATCCGGTGGCTCGACAAGGGCCGCACGCTGGCCGGCGTCGTTGTCGAGGTGCTGACCGACGACACCTACCACGTCCGGCGGCATGTGCCCGACCGGGGCAACGAGCACCACGCGGTGACGGCCGAGCAGATCGTGCCGTTCTGACGCACGCACAAGGACCGTCGCCTGGTGGAACCAGCCGGCGGAAGGAGTGGGGCGGAGCCCCAGTAGCACGGACGCACGACACCCCGCCGAGCAGGACGCGGAGCGGGTTTTTGACAACGCAGAAAGGGATGCGATGAGCAAAGACGAGTTCACGTTGCCGGCAGGATTTGTGCCGCTGTCCGATTGGGATCACCGTCACCGT